CCTAAAGCCAGTGTAATCATCGTCAAGCTGAAGAAAGTATTTAATGCCTAACTCTTTCGCAACAACAAAATTATAGTTTCTGGCATATACAACAGAGTTTCTTTGATTGAAATTGTCTCCGCTATCAGTTATTGCAATAGCGTCTTTTTTTGGGAAGATATACACCTGACTGCCGAAGTTTCTCTTGTACTCTGATATTTGCTTGTCTTCATCATCAACCAATAAAATGATTCTGCCAGTATAACCCTGCTTTTTTAGGGTATTTATCGTATCAACTCTGTTCGCTCTTCCGTGAGTAAGAATAAATATTGCAAAATCTTCTCTATGACTCATCAGGATAATCCTTTAGATATTGATCAGAGATTTTATCAGACAGGGTAACATAGCCCTTTTCTAACGCTTTCTCAAAGTCAATAATCACTAAAGCACTATCTTCCATAAGCTCCTGACACTCTTTAGAAGCATGGGCGTAATAATTGGCGATTAACTCAAAGTTCATTGCAGTATGCCTACCAGCGGCTAAATCAAGAAATCCTTTTCTGCTTGTGGTAGCCTTGAACCCTTAATGCCCTCTACCAGCTCAAAGGTTTTTTCATCATTATAAAGCGTTGTTACATCTGGTTTATCGCCCTTAGGCTCATACAGCGGTATTTCTACTTTCTTTGTGTAGGCATCTTCCACCCCTATAGACATACCATCTAATATCTCAGACAAGAAATCATCATCAAAGCCTAATAGGTCAATATCAAATTCAAGCTCGCCTAGACCTTCAATCTCTAACTTTAACGAATCCAAGTCCCAACCCGCATTTAAAGCCAACTGATTGTCAGCTATGACGTAAGCCTTCTTCTGAGCCTCTGTAAGCCCTTCCAGCATAATGGTGGGTACTTCATCAAGTTTAAGCATTTGAGCCGCTAGAAGCCTCCCATGACCCGCTATAATGCCCTCCTGTTCATCTATCAGGATAGGATTAGTAAAGCCGAACTCTTTTATGCTTGCGGCTACTTGTTGGACTTGTTGTTCGCTGTGGGTTCTTGAATTATTAATGTAGGGGATTAGTTCCCCTGTCGCCTTATAGTTTATGGTTAGCATTTAAGCCTCTGTGCCGAATACTTCGTTGGATTTAATAAGGAGATTGTCAGCCGCTAATTGTTTAAACGCTTCCCGATCTCGGCGAAGTTTATCCAGTTTAATGTCTACATGATAACACCAATGGATCAGCTCTGCCTTAAAGTGATATTGAGGGACTTCGTTTTCAATGATGGATAGCATGATGCAATCAAAATTACTTAATAGCTCATCAAAGCGATTGTCGTGGCACGCATCAAGTCTGGAAGTAATATTAAAATCGTTCATACAGTCACCGCAAAAAGGTTATGTGCTTGTATTGTAAAGACTTTTTCCGTTAATGTAAATAATAGTCCGTTGCGATCACAAGTGGACCAGACTTGCTCAAAAGGCGAGGGAGCCTTGATCTATTTTTTTCTGTCGTTGTAGCGTTTCTGAGCATCCTCTACCATCAGGTATGCTCCCCTCATTAAAAATGCAAAAATAAATAATGTTGTAATGATTCCGATAATTTCATACATAATCTATCCTCTAGTTTTCATTGTTTAAACAATGTCTAAACGCGACACTCTTGCTCCTTGTATCTAAGGCTGAGATCAACAGGTGTAGCGTATCTAAAGAATTGCTTTTTCCAACTTCCCGCAATTCCAAAGCGGTAAACTTCGCTTTCCTTGTATCTCCCAATCCACACTATTTCATTAAATTCATAAGGATTGTCGTAACCTACATAACAAAGCACCCAAGTCTGGTCATCTTCAGGGTCTAGTGTTTCGTACCACTCAGGGATAGGCTCGCATAGTTCAGACAGACAAAGTGCCAAGCTATCGATGGGTGTCGTCATGGCGTGATAATAAGTAAGAATATTCTCCGCAGTCATATCATCTATTAATCTTTTCATCATTGTCCCCTCCCATAGCCAGCAAAAGGTTCTGGCTGGACGTTGTTTAATTCGTCATAAGCCTCTTGCACCCATTCACGGAGAGTCGATTCAAGGTTTAAATAGATGGCGTTCCTGAGTGTTACAGAAGTTGCATCAGGCTCTATGTTTTGATAAAGGCTATCAAGAAATTCTTTCTGGTTGATCACTACTGGGGGAAGCATATCGTCCCACCAACTTTCCATATTTAATAAAAACGTGTAGCAAACGGCGTCTTTATCGGAATCTTCCAAATCGATTAAATCGCCATCCCAATTACGGTAGGAGTTTTGGATGTTATAAACAAGGAATTTAATGCGTTTATGAGCCAGTTGAATAGGCATTAGCACACCCCCAGATTAAGACAGTCGTTAAAGCTCATGTTAGACACTACGCAATACAAGATAAAAGCAATTCCCGCAAGAATCCAGTTCAACCTATTGTTTTGCTTGACTTTTCTTGCCTTTAACTCAGATAAACAACACTCATTGATTTTCATGCTTCACCTCCTACAAATACATCAAGGCAAATAGTTTCCCACAATTCGTGCCAGTTAATGCCTTCAAAATCTAAAAAGTCTCTAAGCATTAATGAAGAAAGTTCCACCTCTGCTTGAATAACATCCATTACCATATCTTCTAATTTTTCAGGAGATAAGGCCGCATCTTCTTCTAATTCTTCCCTGATGATTTCGCCAAACCAAAGATTAATTAACCAAGTATTGCGATTAGTCCAACCGTTGTAATCTTTCATTTTATTGCCCTTTCTTGATTGATTGAGGTTACATCTTAAACCTTATTAACATAGATGTAAACATTTATAGCAAAATAGTTTACAAATCGCCTAGCCTGTACAATTCTTTAGCCATTTTCTCCTTTAATACACGCTGAAATTGGATCACTTCATCACGGTTGAATTTCATTGGCGGCAAGTAAGTTAGCTTTTTCATTGCCCTTACCCTTCTTTCGCCATACATATCAATCATAGATGCCTTATAAGAATCATGTATAACTGGATCACTCATTAGCATATTGCATCGTTTACACTGAGGATGTACGTTTTCCTCGAAGCACTTTAGCCTAATATGGCGGCGCGAATAGTAGTGGCCGCCGTCCATCGTCTTATAATGTCCTATCCTGCCGCAACTAACACACTGGCAATAACCGTTATCGTCGGACGCTTTCAACCTTACATAACGTTGTAAAAGTTTAGCCGCATCCTCTACTTCTTGAGCAATGGTCTTTTTCTTAGGCTTTGCCATAATCTATTCCTCTAGGGGTATGCCGCCGCTATTAGCAAATCAATGTAATGCTTCGCCTTTAACAAATCCTGCTTACCGTTTTTGCTCTTATGTCGACAAACGTATTTAATGACATTGGCCTCGTGATATGGAATTGAGTTTTGGTATATAAATTCTATAGGCTGTATGTTCATTGACTTATAATGATTGCCGCCGACCTGCATTTTGAGTTCATTCATCGTTGTTTGTCCTTGCTCACTTTGACGTGTATTTTTAAGTCTTTCTATTGCTGGCATTTCTCTTTGCAATCTTCGCCATTCTCCTTTGCTAGCCATTACTCTTCCCCTTTTAATGTTATTTCAACAGGATTATTGCAGTCACAAGAGGGACAAATGCCATAAGCGCAATCATTGTCCCCTAGCCAGTATTCTAAAGTGTGACCGCAGTCACAAAATAGCTTTGAAATCTTGACATCATCAGGGCGCAACTTGATCACCTTACTCACGAAGTTGCCTTTATCTTTACGCGAGAATCTTCGCCATGTTCTTTGTGATAAACCACCGCTGTCATAGAACGCTCTGCTCCGTAGCCAGAATCTGAGTGCCATTGGTCTGTAGTCGTAAGACTGCCCCAGTGTTCAAACTGCATCGAACCGTATTCTCTGGCAATGTGGTGGTGAATATGCCCCAGATGACAATATCGGTTTTTACTTTGTGACCATTCATCGTCTAAGTTTCTAATAACTGCCTGTAAAATCTGTTCATGCTTTATCCTGTCGCCATGATGGAAAACAAACAAGTTGTTATGCCATTGGAAATGAATAAACTTAGAGTAATTCTGTAGCACGTTGACCCTCGGTTCTTTGTCATAAATCAACTCTAAGCAACTAGAAAGGTGACAAGCCATATCAGAGTCATGGTTTCCCTTGACGTTAATAACAACAACCTGTTTGTGAGTGAGCAACATTTTGTCAATCAACAACTGAAACAACCGACCCGCTAACTTAAATGTCTTGCCTATCCTTGTGTCAACATCAACCATAGTGCCGTTAGTTGTTTCGTTTTTACTGCTGTCAGCGTGAAAGAAGTCACCGACATTCAATAAAACCCCAGTTTCTGCATTACCCACCCGATTAGTAAGGCGCTCGGTTACGTCTAAAAGTATCTGGCTGGCGATCTTTACGTCCCAATCATCGTCATCACCCGCCATCTTGGTCTCCCCATCAGCCAATAAACCAAAATGGTGGTCGCCTATCATGTACATGGCAAGGTAATCAGCATTGACTTTGGAAGGAGCTTTGACTGCTTTCTTTAATCCTGTTAGATCGTCCTTAATACCCTCCAGCATTGCGTCAAGACGTTCTTTTAGGCTAGTCTTTTTAGCTTCCTGAATGTGCCATTGTAAAGCTACAGTCCCATCTTCTTTGTATGCGGTCGATACTCTTTTAGTCTCGAACCCTGCCGCTGTCTGGTGGACTAGATCACGATGCGGAGCAACGCCCTGCTTGGCCGCTTTCTCTTCTAGGCGATGAACCATTGAATCAACAGACTTGCGGTTAATCCCTAAAAGTTGCGCCGCTTTGTTTTGCGAACCTTGACTGATTACGGCATCTATGACTTCATGTTGCCTGTCGCTTTCTGCAAATTCCTTTAAAACTCTTGGGTCAACTTTTCGCATATTTCAAACCTTTCCTTGACACCATCAAGATGCCTCTTGCTTTCGACAGACGGAAACTCAACATTGATAGTAAATCGAGTCACTAAAAAATGCTGTAGTTGTTCCGTAACCCTCATTAATTCTGTGGTTGTTAAGTCTGCTGTGCTGTGTGTGTTTGGAAACATAGCCTTTTGAACTGGCCGCCAGATGTATTCTTTGACTGAATCTTTAGTCCATCGAACCGTGATTGTCTTGCTTAACATGGGTGAAGAGACTTCCATTTCTTGACCGCTGTCATTACAAGCGTTGGCGATATTCTCAAAAAACTCATGCAAAGAGTTGTTTTGTTTGCCTGTTCGCTTGTTTGATAAACCGTACTCAATCTCAATATCACCAGAGGGCAGTCCCTTAATCGTTTGCCTAGCTTCGTCGCCAACACCAAATAGGCTTTGATTAATACGCCTAACCAGTATTCTCATCGTGGCGGTTTACAAACTTCGATAAGGCGCAAACCAGAGAACGATACATATTTATCACACACAGACAACCTGTTAAATTCATCAACGCAAATGTAGGCTGTCAAACCGCCTGAGTTTAAACGCTTCACTTGATTAATTGCTTCGATTGCCTCGTTCATATTACATCCCCACCAACTTAGTTTTTAGCCATTTCATTGACAGTCGTTCCACATCATTCTCGAATCTTGAAGTCAATAGAGCGTTTTCTCGCTCTTCTTGCGGCCACCCCATTCCCTTTCTAGGTGATACACCATATTCACTAACGTGTTTTAAATGTTTAGGCTCGCAGTATTTTAGATTACTTAATCTGCCTTTGATGGTTGATGTCATTACACCACCTAGAGGACAATGCTTGTGGGTGTAGCCCGCGTAATCATTGTATTCATAACAATTGCCTGTTATAAAAAATGGGTGTTCGCCCTTCCATTCTACCATTCTTGGATCGTTTTTAGCTCCCATGATGCAACTCCCCATTTAAGTAATAATGTCCGTATTTTGCCAAAAAGAATTGGATGGCGCTTTGCCTATCTTCAAGATCAACCCAACTAACGTCTGCTATTTGCATCTGCATAGTCATTGATCTAAGGCTTGTTCCTTCATTCTTTATTTTAGATTTGGTAGATGTTTCTCTCTTTTGAGCATTCCCCAACCACATAACAATAAAACCTTTAATGCCGTCTTTGTCTCTTCTTCGGTTGGGGTGAGCATCACACCATGATTCCATCTTCATTATTTCTTGGTGAACATTAGCATCAGGATAAGCTCTTTGCCATGCAATGATGTCGCTCGTATCAGCTTGATAATTGTCGCCAGTACTAAGACGCATCTGCAGTCCTCCAAATTGTTGCAGGAGTACAGTGGGCATTGGGGTTTTTTACGTTTCCATAACCAATCCTTTCAATGAGATTATTCTTTTTTGCCTTTGCAAAGATGCCGCCCCAAGCCCTTTTGCTTGGAGGTTCTGGAACAATATTAGCGCTAGCCGTTCTCACATCTTCGGCCATATATTCTTTATTAATTTTTGAGTAATAAATCAAAAAACTATAAGCAATATTTGACCAATTATCTATCTTAGAATCAGCGTTGTCTAGTGACTGGGATATACCTGCATCTCTTAATATTTGACCGTCAGTTTTCATTTCTCGCTCCTATGGTTCGGCAAAGCCTCACCTGGTTAATTAAGAAAAATATTAAAAATTATGTTTCTTATATTTTGTTTATTTTATGAAACACTTTTTAAAGTATGTTATTACCCTTTTACTACGAATAGTAAATTTAAGATCGAAGGGCAAAACAGCTTGCGGTTAATCAACAGGACGTATCGTGTATCCAAACTATTCACAGGTAAAAACCGATTTAA